ATCCCCGGCAACATTAGCGTGAGCTTCAAGAATAGCCCCATCATGCAGGAGCTGGCTGGACGTAACAAGACGCAGAGTGTCGCACGACCGACTAGCGGCTATCAGAAGCAGCAGACCGTGGATGCTCCTCCGCCCAAGCGCACGGTCCTCATGGATACGGACCAGTCGAAGGTGACCCCGCCCACGGTGGCCGAGCGAATCCGTAGCAAGATTGAGGGTAGCAAGGAAGCTGGAGGCTTCAAGGTCGGCGATAGCACTACCATCGGCCCGATCAGCAACCCGATCGACAAGAAGGTCTCGCAAGAGAACCAGCGCGGCCCCGCGCGCCGCAAGGGTAAGTACGGCCGAGGCGGCATTAGCTTCAAGTTCTAACAAGGAGAAAATATGTCAACGATTGACGACAATCTATCGGGACTTAGGGATAGAACTCGGCGCTGGCTTCACGAGCTGGCCCCCGGCAATTCCTTCTGGAGTAACACTTTCATTGACCAGCAGATCAATGTGTCCTACCGGCGTCGTTGTGCTAACCTCGTTATGGCTCACGAAGGCTTCTTCACGAACGTAGCTACTCGTGACCTCATCTCACAGCAGGAACGATACGCTTGGCCTCCGGGACTTGAGCGGCTGGAGAAGATGGAGTTGGTACGGTCGGACGGGACCACGGTTCCCCTGCAACGCCAAGAGCGTCACTACGCTGTGAAGTTTGCTGATGTGAACAACGGCCGGGACTCCTACACTGCGACCTACCGCCCCATCGGCGGTGGCTTCGTGCTGGAGCCTGCGCCGGGTGAGGATTCCCCGGACGGCCTACGGATTGAGTACCACGGCCTCCCGACGCTTATGCAGAACGACGGTGACTCCATGCACTCGGACTTCCCCCGAAGTTTCGATGAGCTGGTTGTCCTCGATTCCGTTATCGCTTGCATGGACTCGGAGAATCTTATGGAGACCGGTTCCATGCGAACTGCCCTGAGACAGAGGAGTGACTGGGAAGTGGACTGGGAACGGTATATTGATCAGCGCATGGTCAGTACCAACAAGATCACCCCATTCAACCCGCATTACGCTGACGCCTAAACATGATCACCGTAGCTAATCTCGGTGAGAACTTGATGCGTCAGTATCCGAAGAAGAGGAAACGTAACCTTCTTCGGGACAAGGCCATAGATCGTGGTACCCTAGGCAGTACCGACAAGGCTTGGTACGACCATAAGAAGAAGGAGTACCGCCTTCCCAAGAATCAGATCGGAGGCAAATAATGTCTGCTGACCGAGCAAAGATGCCCTCGGTGGACTTGATCAATTTTGAGGGTCTCTACACCAAGCAGAACCCTGAAACGCTCAAGGTCACCCAGCTACGTGAATGTCAGAATGCCGACTTCTTCCGGGAGTACGGTTCTCTTTCTAAGTTGCGCGGTAACCAGCTCGTCCTCGACGCTCAGTACAGCGAAGGCGGAAATACTACTGGTATCTACTGGGGCACCAACTACAAGGCTCAGGATCTCTCTGGATCCATCGACCGGGCTGTAATCATCGGCGCCGGTACCACCATTCAAAGTATCAATACTGATGGTACGCTCACCGAGCTGCTGACCGGTGAACCTGACGCGCTGTACCGCACAAGCGGTGTGCTCGACCGGTTCCTGTTCTTTACGAGCCAGGACCCGTTCGACGTTGGTAAGCGTGGGCAGATGTCTAAGTACGACGGCACACGCATCACCCAGTGGGGCGTTACTGCTCCCGGTGGACAGGAGATCTTGTTCACCGATGCCGGTGCTGTCGAAACCTTCCCAGGCGCCATTGAAGATTTCAGTGACGCCTCTATCTTCACCACGTCTGATGCGACTGCCACGGATGATACTGACATCACTTGGAATGGCACCTCCGTAAAGGTGGTCAAGGGCACGGCAGGTACCACGTCCTACATTGAGGATCTGAATCGCACCCCGTTCCAGATCAAGACCGTCATTGAGGACCGGGCGAAGATGCAAGTCTTCATCCCCAGGGATTCCTACCGTCTACTGGCTACCAGTGGTCGGTGTATCTCCGTGTACGTCGGGTCTGATTCCACTCTCGCCTCTAACTACTTCCGCTACGACTTCCAGATCGGACGACTGTTCGAGGGCTGGAATACCCTTGTGTTCGACTTTTCGACTTTCCCGGATGGCGAATTCGGTACGACTGTCGGGAACGACATCGATGACGACAACCTCGCTAGTATCCGGTTCGAAATCCTCACTGACAACGCCTCCGACACTCCCACCGTTTACTGGGATGAGTTTGTCTCGTTGGATCAAGGTGCCCCCGTTCCTACGTTCGGGACCCCTGGCGACACCATCTTCAATCGGACAGACTCATCGCTTTGGAGCTACAAGATCACGTTCGTAGACGATGCCGGCTTTGAGTCCAATGCTGGTCCCGAGTCTGTCGTAGCCAATAACACTACTGGCTCTACGAACTACGGCGCCATCGAACTAGCCGATATGCCTATTTCCAAGAACCCCTCCGTCGTGAAGCGCCTGCTTTACCGCACCGTTGCGTCCGGATCAGAGTTCCTGTTCCTCGGAACCCTCAACGATAACGTGACCACTACATTCTCGGACACCACTTCTGATGTGGGTCTGGGTACAGGTACCCCGCCGATCCTCGGCGACCTGATCTTCGACAATAGCCCTCCCCCCAGTGGAGGCATCGCTCTCATCTGGAAGCGCACCGCGTTCGTCGCGGGCGATCCGCTTAACCCGACCATCCTAGCTTACAGCCGATTCGACTTGCCTCAGGCGTTCCCCATTCAGAACGCCATTGAGTTTGACGAGCGAATCACCGGTATGTTTAAGACCTATCTAGGCGTTGTGATCACCACCGAGACCTCCTATTGGCGGGTCATCGGTGATAATCCCGACTACACCGTAGATAAGGTCATCGAAGGCTTTGGCGGTGTGGGGCCGAGAGGCGTAGGTACCGGTCGAGAAGTCGGCTGGGCTGTGGACCGTGATGGCCTTCGACTATATGACCTCCGTGAGACGATTAAGATCTCTGAGGTGATCCGTGACCGTATTGACGCCTTCAACAAGACTACTCTGGAGCAGACGCACACTGTCCACTCCCGGAAGGACAACGGCATCTTCTGGTTCAATAAAGACGCCGAGGGGGTCTTCTCGGACATCTACTTCTACCAGTACATGATTGATGAGGTTCGTACCGGCTGGTACTCCCAGATCGTGCCTAACCCCGCGTCGTTCAATATTCAGCACATCTGGGAGGCGGAGGACGACAACGGAGACTTCAAGATATATGCGGCTACCACAGGAGGCATGGTTCACGAGATGCTCTCCCCGGATTCCCTGAATTGGCTTGATGATGCCGGTAGGGACCGGGCCATCACCATGACCGTGCAGACGGCCTTCCTGCGCCTGGGAGCTATGCCAGAGGCATACAATATGACAGGTGCGACTGGCCGGATCATACCCCGCTATATCGAGCTGCGGATCAAGGAGAACACAGGGGCAGCTCATACGTGGACCGTCACAGTGGACACAAGCGACTCTGCTAGCGAGAACGCGACCCTACGCGCTACCCAGGACCTTACCTTCGACTTTCTCGCGGGACAGAGCCTTATGCGGCTTCCCACTCAGGACCTGACTCCTGGCGAGTACATGAGGATCCGTTTGGTCAATTCTGAGAAGAACAAGGATCTACAGATCATGGGCATCAAGTTGTACTACATGGTACGCCCGGGTCAGTTCGCGATCACCGGAACCGCAGGCGGCGGAATTGCTGGCGCAGGAGGCCAGAACTAATGCACGTATCAACTAAAGTTTCAACCCAGAACATGACTTCTAGCCCGTTTATTGTGTCTGATGACACTATTCGGGTTGATGCTATTCTCGTTGCTCATAGTGGTCAAGCCTCTCATACGATCACATTGACCAATGCCGCCGCAGAGCCTTACTGTGTAATCTATGTACTGGCTACTACGTCCAATGTGTTTTTGGACAATTCATGGATCGCTGATAAAGGACTCAGAATTACCGGTGACGATGATACTATTGATGTTACGGTATGGTTCAGCGCATCGGGAGCGTAATTGATTAGTTTGATTAAACTGCTGAATCATTAGAACAAACGGTATAATTAGGAAGGGAGGACTGTGGCTATGCCGGAGTTGAAGAAGATACGTGTCCGAGAAGCGAAGGCCCGAGACATCGGTTTGTTCAAGAAGCTGTGGCTCGAACTGCTTGAGAAGCAGCACTCAGAGGGCTCAGTTGTTCTAGCGAGCGACCAGAGTCTGGCCTTCTACGAAGCACTCTATACAGCCTACATAGATGGGCGTTTTGAGGGGGTGATATTCTTCGTGGCAGATAAAGGCGTACTTATGTGGGGTGACTCCGGGTCACCTTTACAGTACCCCGGTAAGACAGTAACCGCCTGGGGCGTAATAGCCTCGGACGAAAAGATTAACGAAGCACTCCTAGAAGCCGCTGAGACGTGGGCTAAGGAGAAGGGCTTCGAGGGCGTCATCGCCCAGACACCTGTTCAGGTGCCGCCGCCGGATGGCTTTATGCCGTTCGCGGCACTTGTGTATCGGGGTATCGACAGTGAATGATCAAGACCGGCTACTCAACGTGGTCTTGTCGGCTCATCTTCAGTCAACGATAAACAACGACACCAACGTCAGCAGCACGGCTCTCAAGCAGTCAGCGGCGGTTGGAAAGGGATTCCCCGAGGCGATGGCATCTGCCATACTCACCCTCGGGAACGTACATGGCCCGGTGACTCAGGCGAGACACCTACTCTACTCTGCGGTGAATGAGGAGATAATCACCGCATTGGAAGCGGGGAATTACCTCCCGGGCTACGGAAATGACTTCCACAAAGACGGTATCGACCCGTCCTGGGAGGAAGTCAATGAGCTGATGGAAGGCTCCTTCCCCGAGCACCATGCGCGCATTTGGGAAGTGGCCGGTCTGATTGAGAAAGTCAAGGACCGGAAGATCTATCCGAATCCCGGTGCCTTCACCGCGGCTACGGCAGAGATCATCGGTCTCCCTCCCGGCACCGAGCACAGCATTGTTGTGATGGGCCGGATGCCCGCTTGGACTCAACAGTACGCCCAGGCGATCAGATGATCGTACTCGTAACTGGCCTGATGAGAACTGGAACGTCCCTGATTAGCAAGCAGTTGCATCTCATGGGCGTACCTATGGGAACAGAGATGAGATTCCCTCCGGCCCGCGAGACCGGGCAGGACGACTGGGAAGACATCAAGTTTACTGATCTCATGTTGAACCACATCATGGGTCTGGATCTTCTGGACTACCGTGCGTTCAAGTCAGAGATCTCGGCCTACGAGCGGAGGCGAGTAAGAGAAGCAGGAGGCGAGTTCCCCGTACTGTGGGGCGTCAAGTCTCCCTTCGCACTACCGCACATAGATACGATCAAGGAAGCTGTGGACGATGAGGTGAAGGTAGTAATGACTACTAGGGACCTTGAAGAAACCTACAAGTCCATCAAGGTACAGACCGACCTAGCGTTGATGAAGAGAATTCAAGACGGCCTCGTGGAGTTCAATGACACTTCCAAGGCTGATCTAGTAATCGAAATCGAAGAATCATGGTCCTCTCCTGAGTCCGTGAAGCTCAAGCTTGAGCAGTTGATAAGGAGTTAATATGGGTATTGGAGCCTTGGTAGCCGCTGGAGTTGGAGTCGCCGCCGCCGCAGGCAGTGTAGCGTCCTCCAGTATTGCTGCCAACAAGCAGGAGAAGATCGCGAAGAGCGGGCTGGCGGCTTCAACCGCTGCCGCCCAGGCAGGCTTGGAGGGCAACCAAGCCGTCAGCGAACAGGTAGAGGCTGATCAGAACATCGCTTCACGGAATCTTCGCGCCTCAGAGCAGGCCCGCCTGAACGTCTTCGCGTCCCTCGGGACGCCCGGTTCCTACGGACCCTCCCCCGGATCCCAGTCTGGCCCCATTCAGTTTCAGGGTCTTACCCCCACCGGCCTCGGTGGCATGTCCAGCTATGGTAACTCTATTACCAGCTCCGGCGCCGTCTTCGAGGCGGGACAGGTCGGCGATTCAACCTGGGATACCCAAGGCACAGTCCTCGATCCCGACAAGATGACCGCTGCCGTACAAGGCACCTCTGGTTTCCGACAGGTCTCTCAGATGGTGGCCGAGGCCGAGCAGCTCATGAATCGGACTGGCCCTCTCTGGGATCAGCTTAACAACTCAATCGTTGGTGGTATCTACGAGTCGAACGCTGGCTTCCAGCGCGAGGCGATGGAGCAGGTCGCCCGCCAACTGGCCCGTGGCGGCGGAACCCGCCGGATCGGCCTACAGATGGCTCAGGCGTTTCAGGTTCAGGAGAAGATCAACCGTCAGCGTACCGGCCAGCTATGGCAGGCGAAGATGGGACTTGAACAGTACCGTATCGCGCACTCCAAGGACACCATGGAATACGCCCAGAAGTGGGTCAACAACACGTCCGGTATCCGCGACGCCTTCACTAACGCCACACAGAACCTACAGCTCTTTTGGGCCTCCACCATGGCTCCGACCCTTGCGGGCGCTACTACGGCTGCGGCCAGCGCGACTCAGCAGGGCATCCTCCAAGCTAGTGGTGCCATGCAGGACGCCAACAATACGAGAAGTCAGGCAATCAGTGGCGCACTCGAAGGTATTACAGGCTCAGCCACGAAGATCATTGGTCTGGCCGCCGAAGATAAGTGGGGCAAGTAATCATGGCTAAAAGAGAAGGCGCGGTATCTGGATGGACTAGCATGGCTATGCAGGGTGCTATGCAGGAGGAGCGAGGCTTCGCTCGCATGTGGTCGGCAGGAGCTTCCGAGACGGTTAAGGCTGCATACATGCAGTCGGCCAGTCAGAAGGGTGCCCTCGCCGCAGACCAGATTCGTCAGCGCTATTACAAGAAGGAGTGGGAGCAGATTCAGGCTACCCGCATCACTCCGCTACGAGACCAACTCCAGGCGGCTAAGGACGCCCGTGAGAAGACGCTAATGTCTACTGTCATGCCCGTTCCGAGGACGATGCAGCCCGGCGAATCCGCCCAAATGAGCAGCGAGTTGGGGTTGGATATTCCCGGCGCGCAGACTGTTGTCCCTGGTAAGAAGGGCAAAGACGGTCAGGTTGGAGCCTCCACTGTAGCGACAGGAGCGCCCCAGGCTGCTCCGAATCTGGCTATGCAGGGCGAAACCATTGGTGTCACCCAACATGAGGATATGCTGGCGCTCATGGATCCCGTGTCTGGTGTCCCCGTCGCCCTCGGTGGGCCTCGTGGCAAGTCCATAGTTCAGAACGCCGACTCCATGTTTTGGGGTGAATACTCTCGGGTTACTTCCTCTATGATGGATACGCTCGGAGAGTACGTCGGCAACCCCTACGCCGATAGCATGGCTGAGAATCTCATAGCAGAGGTTATCAAGCAGGGGAACATTGCTACTACCGGTCAGACCGACCCTCATGATGCTGAAAGGCATATGATGGATCGTCAGGAGTTCGAAGCCGACCAGGAAATCAAGGGTCAGCAGATTGCGGAGGGCAAGGTCCAAGCGGACACGGGTGCCGCCGAGCGTGAAATCGGTGCTCGCGAAGCTGGTGGTCTCATCGGAACAAGTAAGAGGTTTGACGATTCTCTTGGATCGAAGATCATCGGCAAGTACCAAACTGGTAAGCCTCTCACCAAGAACGAGCAGTTTCAAGCGGCGGCTGCCGCAAGACATGAACGAGGGCTTCAGGAGAAGCAAATTCTCGCTCGTGCCAAGCAGGACTATTACACGATTCCGCCGGCTCTCGCTGAAATCCCTCAGAACTGGCAGGGTCACATGATGACGCGGGATCCTGTCTACCAGACCTTCTTCGGTAATGCGTTTGCTGATTTGGCGAATAGCAAAGCCGGCGAAATCAACGCCATGGAACCGGCAGACCGGGAAGCCCTGATTCGCGCCCACGGCGGAGGCGAGACTGATGTTCTGAAGGCTGAGAACCAGTTGTGGAAGGATGCTAACCTCCAGATCATCCTCAAGTCGATTACTGAGTCTTCCGGTGCATCCCAGAAGGCTAACGACACGGCGTATATTCGCCGCCTCCCCTCTCTGGAGGCTCAGGATCCGAACGTGGCTACGACGATTGATGCTACGCTTGACCGCTTCATCGCCGAGGCACGGGCGAATGGCTTGGACGTTGACGAAGAGCGTATCCGCGCACAGCGCTACGTTCCGTTCGTTGAAGCTACGCTCGGCCGGGACCAGGGTCGCGACCAATGGGGTGATCCGCTCAACATGGATCCCCACACTGAGCAGCGCGCGACGGAACTCTTCCAGAGGCGTAATCCCCCGCCCCCGCCCCCCGTAGAAAGCGCTCGCGTGAAGCACTGGCGAGGTGGCGGCGACCCCGCTGATATAGACGTTGACGGCATGGCGCGGCCAACCCCGGGCCTCGGCCTCGCTGAACCCGAAGCTCCGCCCGAAGCTCCGACCGGACCTCTCCGCGCTGAGCCTAGAAATCTGCCCTACAACATGAACTTGTTGTCGGACCAGCCCTCGGAAGCCCAGACGGCTCCGGCTCTCCCCACTGGACTGGAGACCTCCACCTCTGGCTCCGCTAGTGAGTGGGAGCGCGTGTACGGCGCTGGTGCGAAGCGTCCCGGTGAAGCGGCTGCTGACCTTCTCTCAGGCATCGTCTCCGGAGTCGCTACGGCCGGTCGTAGCCTGTTCGGTTACGAGCGTGGTCAGCGCGAGCCCGGCGTTGTACAGGAAAATGGCTTCGCCTATGACATGGAGGGTCGCCCTCTCGATGTTAACGGTCAGCCTCTCGAATACAGTAACCCCTACATCAACATGGATCCGTCTGTGCTTAAGTCTCTCGCCATTTCACTACCGCCCGAATCTCAGGCTCACAAGCTTATCGCTGACGCTATTACCGCTCTCGAAGGTGAGTAGACATGGCTAACGAAACCCCCCTGCTAAACCCTCGTGGTCCGGTTCAGGAGAGGCACCCTCCCACCCTCTCGCCGCTAGGCACTTCCAGTATCAAGCCGAAGAAGCCCAAGGGCATCGACGCCGACCAAGAGAAGGCCCTCTTCCAGCATACTGTTGACACGATGCTCATACATCATCAGAAGGGGACACGAGAGCGCGAGATTCTCCGCGACATCAACTACATGAGCACTACCGGTCTCGGTACCATCAATCCCAACGATAACTTCGATTTCGAAGGCTCCAAGGGTAACTTGGCCGAGATGAGGCGACAGGATTACCTGCGCAACGATCCGGAAGCCGGCATGATCCAGCCTGATAAGGACATCCTCTCCACTTCGGATACCGATTCCGGTGACCCTGGCAATGCTTTCCGTTCCACGGTGAACTTCCTGTTCTCGGACGAGATGGGTATGCTGGGCATGAAGTGGGACCAAGAAGGTTTCGCGTGGGCACTGGGGAACGCCAAGCAGCAGTTCGCTGAGCATCCCTACTCCTCCGCTTTCACTCTCGCCAGCTACATGGTTCCTATCGGCCTCGCATGGCAGAAGGGCGCTCGTGTCGCAGCGCGCGGTGCCAAGCTCGCCACCATGGCCGGAGCTGGTCCCGAAATCGCCAAGGGTACCGGAGTCCTCGGTACCACTGTCAAGCTAGGCTTCAAGTTCGATGATCACGCCGCAATGGTGCAGCAGCTCGCCCGCCCCGATGTGAACGGTGGCCGCGGACTCTTCAGCAAGTCTACTATTGATAGGCTCGCTCAGCCCGGCATTGGTCCGGACGAGATCGCCAAGATCGTTCCGCCCCGAGAGCTTAACAAGATGCTCATCGGCGACTTCCATCAGGAGCGTTACGCTGAGCTGCGACAGCTCGCCAAGAACGGAGAGCTAGAGGGTATTCAGCAGAAAGCGTCTTGGGTGATGTGGAATCAGTTCGGGAACAAGTATTTCGAGAAGCTCAACGATGTAAGCAAGGCTAACATCGAGAGCATGGATGATTTCTTCACCAAGGCACAGCTCGGGCGGTTCTTGGCCCAGGCTCCCACCCGACTTAGCCACGATAGCAACAAGGCCATCTACAAGTTCTGGCTAGATGGCCCTGGCCGTAACAAGGACGCGCTAGGGAAGAAGATCGGTGCCGACAACGCTGACTGGGCGAGCGAGATCGCCGATAAGTGGACCCAGCTATTTGACGAGCAGGTTGCGGAAGGGTTCGTGGATGACGCCACAGCAGCCATGTTCCGTGATGCGGATAAGGTAGGCTCCGGCTTCCACGTTCCCGCTGTCAAGGTCGGCACTCCCGGCTTTGAAAATTTGGGCGGTACGGCTTCCGGTCTTAAGTCCAACCCGGCGGGCAAGCTCGGCGGCAATCCGTATGTGGATGACGCGGCGGCGATGTCTGGCCCCACCACTATGCACCGTGGAAAGCTCGACACAAAGGAAGCAGTTATTGATGCGATCGACTCGCTGGAAGTCGCTCCCGACAAGATGACTGTCGGAGGCTTCATCAAGGACAACGTCCTGTTCCAGCTCCACCGTAACTTCCGTGACATCATCGTGGACGCTACCGATAACCCGGCTAGCAAATGGAGCCAGATGGTTAAGCCTCGCGCTCGCTATGACGAGCTACCCGATGCTGCCAAGAAGCACTGGATCGCCTTTGACGAATTGGACAGTGTTGTCCCCGGCCTCTCAGCCAGGATGGAGCGAATGGTCCGCAAGGAAGCTGACCTTAAGGGCATGGACCCCAAGAAGTTCAAGGACATGGCGGTCATCGACCGTGAAGTGCTCCAGCAGTTCTTCGGTCAGGATGGCTCTGCCAAGGAAGCTGCCGGTACCTTCGGTAAGTTCTTCGAACTACTCACCGCAGTCCATAAGACCGCCCGTACCTCTCTGAATGTCCCGACTCACATGTCCAATATCATGGGAAACATGATGTTCCTCGCCATGGCAGGCATGAACCCATTCAGCCGAGTGGCACTCAACGACGGTAAGGTCATGAGTGGAGCGCTCAAGCGCATTATCAAGACGACTGGTAAAGAGGGTGGCGAGTCTATTGAAAGCATCATGGGTGATCCTGCGAAGCTTGCGAAGGCACTTGGCAAAGACCGCTACATCACGGACCACTTGGGAGAGAAAGTCGATCTTTCTGAGATCTTCTCCAACCCCGCTATCATGGACATGATCGAGGCTCAGTCATTCGAGACTCAGGAAGGCATGAAGAACGTCAACTACATGCTGGAGCAGCTCGATAAGCTTAACAGTGACCACTGGGGTGATAAGGCTCTCGCCACTGTAGCGCGTTCTATCGCAGGCGTAGGCAACGTGCGTGGCATCAAGCAGACCATGAGCACGATGTCCCACATGTATCTTGCAGAGGACGCCATCCCGAAGATGATGTACGTCTCGCACCTCGCCCGTAAGGGTTACGGTATCGACGCCATCGTGCGTGAGGTGGGCCGTCGGCTCCCTCAGTACCGGACGGTCGGTACGTTGCAGCAGAGCGCCCGTAAGGTCGTCCTCCCGTGGGTTACTTTCCCGGCCGAGGCTGCCCGTATCATGAAGAACAACATGATGGACCGCCCCGTGCCGATGATGGCGTGGATGCAGGCTCCCCAGATTGCTCAGGCTGCGGTTAGTGGTATGGGTATGGGTCCGGACTTCAGTGATTACACTGACGCGATTAACGCGGCGCCCGCGTGGGCCGTTAGATACCAGACCGTCATGCTCAATGGTAACGACGCCCCCGAGTTTCTGGGCGCTGCCGGTGCTGGTGGTATGGGCGCTATGGCAGGCGCCGCTATCGGTGGAGCCAAGGGCGCAGCCATTGGCGGTGCCGCTGGTGCTGCCGCGGGTGCGCTCATGGGTAACAAGTTCGGCCAGTCTCCGGTTGACGAAGTACGTGAATTCAACAGAGCGTGGGTGATGGACTTCCTCCCGCAGTCGGCCCTCTTCCCTGCCAGCCTTCACCCGCATGAGTGGGAGAAGCTGCTCCCGACCGGCATGACTGGCGGTTCTCCGACACCGGGCAAGGAGTGGCTCCAGACAGCTAAGGATCTGACTCCCGTCGAGCCCTTCGCAGTGTTCCAGCCCATCCTCGACCTCTACTCGGGTCGTGGTTCGTTCGGCACGGAGATCGAGGCCAAGAGCGGAATCGCCTTCGCCAACAAGATGGCTCTGGGACTCCTAGGCCACCTTGCGCCTCCGATTATGCAGAAGTACGGCATGAAGCTTCCCAATGGCAATGCTTTCGTCCCCATGGCTGATGCGTTCACAAAGAACGGCGGGCAGATGACTCTCCCCAAGTACGTCACGTCTACCTTCGGTGGTCTGGCGCTGGCTGGACTTACGTTCATGGGTTCCAAGGGGCACATGGCCGGTAAAGCCGGTCAGGCGCTCCTCAGTGCAAAAGGCAGTGTAGGCGCTGCAACTGCACTATCGGGTACTATGGGAGCCATGGCAGGAGCTGAAATCAACACTACCCGCCTCATGACTGACCTCGGTATCCTGGCCGATACTCGTACCGGTCAGAAGGGCGACATGACTCTGGACTTCATGGCGAACAGTTGGTTCGGCTTGAACAAGTCTTGGAAGTCCTCCGCCGAGCAAAACATCTACAACGAGAGCCTGCGGTCCAAGCGGTTTGCTGAAATGCGTAAGGTGCCGGTCAAGGGCCTACGTGACGCTATTGCTCAGGGCAGCGAGTCCCGCGCTAAGTCGGCCATCGGTGAGATCTACAAGCTATACGGCCTTGAGCACGCCAACACGGAAGTCGCTATGAGCGAGTACATGAAGTGGGCACAGCGCACTTCGAAATCCATGGAAGGTCTCAAGATCTACCAAGGGCTCAGTGAGGACCGTATCATGGGTCAGATGCAAGCTCTCCGTGCGGGTAATGCCGAGAAGAGCAAGATCAACCGTCAGACGCTCGCAGAGTTGCGAACAGAACTGGAGCAGCGTCAGCTTCGTAAAGCGGGTGGGCTAACGGTTGTTGAGCAGCCGTGAGAATTCTCATCGCTGTAGTGTCCCTGATTCTAGCTATGACGCTATTCGGGTTCGCTAAGCACAGCGAAGCTGAGATAGTACATCACAAACGCGGACATCAGTATGACAGAGCATGGGAATTCAGAGAGTTAGATTGCGGTAAGATGTACAAGGCCATAATCAGCATCCGGCGACAGATTAAGATGCACGAAAGCAAGACTGGTAGGCACAAGGGCAGGAACGGTTTCCTAGTTCGGATGCTCAAAGAAGACCTCCGGATGCTAGAGAACCTCTACCCCTATATCTGCGAAGAAGTCTGAAGCTTAGCTAGAGACGGCGTCACAGCGAAGTTCTCAATAGGTGTCCGTAGAATAGGCAACGCTTCCAACAGTTCCAGCGGGATCATGTCCCCTCCGGGGTGATACGCCTTCTTTCGCTTCCTTGAGATGCGGCTGAGGGCGTCTTCTTCATTGGGGGACCGGAGTGTGTTGTGCATGTGCCAGCACACGATGTTATCGAACTGGATCTCAGACTTCTCAGATTGCCTGTAGTACGCCACCTCTCCCGGGTGAGTTCCCGTCCAGAAGGCGTCCTTAGTATAGAGTCGGTGATGACCTCTGCGCTCAGCGTACTGCCGGGTCAGATCAGGGCTAACTTCCACCCGCCTTACCACACCGTACTTCATCCGGCTGTTGACGCGATTCACGTCCTCCAGCTCCTCAGCCGCAGTAGTGAGCTTCGCCAGATCCTCTGGCCTATACAGCTCGTCCCCATCCAAGATGAAATAGACAGGCTTCTTACCCTCCACGATCATGGAGTTTCGGAACGTACCCTGGACTTCCGGCGGTACGTGAGGGAGGTATTTGACCATGAGGTCGGCCTTCCCGTCCATACGCTTCGTGAACCAGTCGATGATGTCCCGAGTCTTGTCCGTGGACCCTACGTCATATATGACATAGGAGTCGAAGAATCCCTCGGTCTGCTTCAGGACGTAGGGGAGCCAGTATTCCTCGTTCTTTACGAGGATCAGTGCGCTAGGCTTAGGCATTGACAACCTCCAGTATCTGGTCGATCCGGTGCTCCACGAGGTGCTTCCTTCGTATTTCAAGGTAGGCATTTGCGGCGATCTGTGCCGCCGCAGCCGGGTTTTCCATCGCCCACTCCATAGCGTGATCCAGGCCCTCGTAGGTGTAGGAGTCGTAGGAGATGTAGTGCTCGCCCGGAGTGAACAGCTTGTCCATGCCCGACTGTGCCTCCCAATCTGTGATGAGGGGGCGCATCATGAGCATGGATTCCATCACCCGTAGGTTGGGACCGTCATGCTTCTGCCCGTGGTTGAACAGATTCCGGCACTCACCCATAGCCAGGGCAGTTTGAGGCCACCGATGCTTGCCATTTGCGGAGATTTGGCGTACATTGTGCGTCCAACCCCGATTATTAGCCACTTCGATGAGTGGATTTGCCCTTGAGAGTCCACCTTTAGAGCCAAAGAAGCCAAAGTCGAAACCCTCTTCTGACGCCTCGGCGATTGTAGCGCCGTTAAACCACCGTAGGTCAGTGAAGTTCGGGCACCAGTGTGCGCTGGGATGCTTGGAGAACAGATCCCGGCGAGACCATACCGCGAAGAACACATGGTCGTAGTTCTTACTCACCCGCTTGTGTACCGTGGGCCAACCATGGGAGTCGATGAACATGACAGCGCTGGGGACAGGTAATCGTCCCTCTCCAGCTTGCCAAATCAGCTCGCCCTTGGTGTTGCGACCGCAGTCCACGTCGATGACCAGATCGATCCCGTCGTAGTTCTGGTTGTGGCTCTTGATAACGTCCACCACCTGATGGCCTCGCTCTCTCAGTACACGCACCATGGAACCCGAATAGGTACACACTCGCTTGTTACCGTGAGTCACCCAGTTCCTTGCGACCATCACCTTCATTTGGAGTCCCCCTGCTCAATCGTAGCCAGCGCCTTGCGGGCGAACTCGGGCGTCTGGCCGGAGTGCTTCATCTGGTTGAGGCCACGCTTGTAGCCCTTGCCGTACTTCCGCCGGATCTTGCGGGCCTTGCGGAACGCCATGTCCCTCTTGAGGCGGGAAAGCCGGTCGTAGAAACAGAAGCCCATGAGGTGGTCGAACTCGTGCTGAATGATGATAGCCTCATAGCCTTCGAACCACTGGTGATGCACGTTACCGTTCGTATCCAGCCATTCCAGCTCTAGCTTGTCCAAACGGGACACCGGGTGCCGGTAGTCGTACGGGAAGGAAAGACAGCCCTCACCGGGCGTAGGGAGCTGCTGAGCCCCCTCTCCGATGTTGACGACCCTGGGGTTGATGAACACCCTAGGCTTCTTCCGGTTAGTCTGAGTCCACTGGCTGTCCATGACAAACATCTGGAACGGGATGCCGACCTGTTGGGCGGCAAGGCCCACACCGTAGTGCTTGTACATCGACCGGATCATGGCCCCGGCGGTATCCCGCACGAGACGGGAGCTGATGTCCCCCTCCGGGAACGGCGCAACCGCATCCTTAAGGGACTTGTCAGGCCAGATTACCAGACGGAGTTCGGGTCTCTTAGACTCAGGTAAGGTTGACAATTCCATTCTTAATCTCCTCAAAAGGGGTAGGTTCCATGCCAGTGCCGGCGCAATGCGGGCAGTTACTGGTGTTGTAAACCTCGTCGTCTGTGATGTAGAACATATCAGGCAGACAGTAGTCACAGTCCGGGCCGTTCATATCCCGTCGTCTTTCTCTTCCACCAGGGCCTCACCAACGTCTGCGAGACGCTCTAGGGCTGCCGTCTGGCGATCCATGATGCTCAGCAGCCGATCCATGAGCTTAGTCAGTTTAGACAGGTCAAACATCGTTCTTCTCCTTCTCAATCTCGTTCAGGAAGGCGAACTCTCCGAAGTAGTGCTTGGCTGCGTCGTTGTAGGCTTCAGCGCCCTCGACCTCAGTGTAGTAGGCTCCTAGTTTGATTTGTCTGTGTTCGACCGTGATCGTGGCACGCCACTTCTTCTTCCGGCCGTCCTTGACCTCGGTTACGCCCTTGTACTGGGACGAGGGGGCTCCACCGGACTGGGTACGCCGCTTACGCTTGTTGGCCTCGTTATCCATTCGAGTAGCTAAGCGTAGGTTCTCACGGCGGTTGTCGAGCTTGTCTCCGTTGATGTGGTCAACGAGGAATCCCTTAGGCAGATCAGCGTTGAACATCAGCTCCCAGACGGAGTTGTGGAGCCAATACTCGCCACGCAGGGAGCCCATCTTCCACCTACGGTGAGCGTAGTAGTGGGGGAACTCCTTCGAACCGGCAGTCTTGAGGAGCCAGCTAAATTTGGTAAGCTCCTCATCTTCCGGTGAGATCCACGCAATGAGACCCGAATCTCCCAACTCGATGACGATAGGTTCTTTCTCGTCACTCATCAGACACCCCCAAGCACGCTTTCCAGAACGCAGCAACACAGAACCCCAGCCCAGCCATGGTAAAGCCTGTTCCTACTCCGTACTCGATTCCGAAACCGAGACCCGTAAGAGTGATACCGATAGCAAACAAACTTCCAGTGTTAGACATTTCCCTTCTCCTTTCCTGCCAGATACGCATAGAGTACGACAGTGACAACGCCGAACATAACAGTAGGCAGCATCGGCTCGTAAGCATCACCGAAGAACCACACCAGAGCGTTCGCCAGTGTGAAGTGCCAGCACGTAACGAAGATCTGCTCTAGGTTCGTTACTCGTTTCAGGTTACCGATCACTGTGCTTCCTTGCACCACAGCGCGTTGTGGGTGCTGACACAAACCACTTGGGTGCCATCAGCCATGTCGATCTTGTGCTGCGAAGCATAGGTCCAGGGGCCGGGCGTCCCATTAGACTGAGTGCCAGCCAACCCCCAGAGGTACTCCTTCTTCAGCTCCTGCTGTCTAGCGTAGTCTTCCTCAGTCGGGGCACACGCCAGGGCGACACCCACAGAGATTGCTGCGAACAGGTAGTAAAGGTGATGCAGTTTCATTATCCTTCCTCCTTCCGAATCCGACGAGCGGATTTTGCACCGAACCATTTAAGGCCACGTCGCCACATCTTGGCACGCCACTTCCACATACCGTCCTCAATGGCAATACGCACAAGCTCGTCATCAGCGTCCAGACGCCGGCTCTTGTGGATGATCCCAGCACGGAGCAACTGGTAGAGAGCATCGTGAACGAGGCTCGCCATCATCGTGCTCTTGTCGTCCCAGGTCGGCCCACTGGCCCCGTCCCAGGCATAGCCCTTCTCGATGAACAGCTTACCGCCCGCGATCCCGACGAAATTGTCCGCACCCTCGGCCTCGAAGTCATGCTCCAGGGTGATCGACATATCTTCGGTGGTCTGATACTTGTAGTTCTTGACGCTACGCCACCACACAGGCTTTTCCCAGTCAGTCATTACGCACTCCAGATCGACTTAACGATGTAGACCGCGAGCGCGAGGAAACCCAGGCTGGCGGTAATGCTGATGATTCCGCCAATCGCCCAGACGACAACCGCGTAGGTCATGATCTTCTTGTCGCTCATGTCCATGAGGCTACTCTTCGTTCTGCTGTCACCCTTTAGTTTAATCATATCGGTCTCCTTATTCGATCACTAGATCGTGGTATGTGTAGTTCCGTCGTCGCAGCTCGTCAAGCACTTGACGGTTCCGCTTGAGCTGCTTCTTCACCTTCTCGTCCTCGCCACCCTGCCAGCGGCCACCCTGGGTGTCGCCAATCTGCTCGAACTTGTCTCTGGCTTCCTTGATGTCGATCCACTTCTGGGGGTGGTTGATGAGACCGGCCCGCTCCACCCGGTGCGACCACTCCCCGTGAGCGTAGCCAGCACCGCGGAACAGAGGATTGAACGCCCCTACCCGCTGCACTACAGTTGAAGTGAGGAAAGTCAGGTCGCCTCTCGGGCTGGTAGCGTAGATGGGGGTGAGTCCTGCCTCGTTCATGAAGGCCGAGAAGGCCGGTACCGTCTCCTCCACTTCCTTGTCCTGTATCCGACAGAAGTGGTGGATTCCGGAGAGAATAGCAGCAGCCTCGTAGGCTTCAAACCACCCCTTCTCACGCGGGATAAGATCGTCCTCTAGGATGGCGAGGAGGTGACAGTCCTGAAGAGCCCACAGGGCGCGGTTCTTGTTAGCCGCGACGCCCTTATTCGTGCCCTGGAGGAGCAGTACCTTCTGCCGCTCAGCGATGTGGCTCACAGTCTCACCGTAGCCGTCATACGAGGCGTTATCCCGCTCTTCGCTCCCGTCATCGCAGATCACGACTCTGGTGTTGCCGGGGGTGGTGGTCTTCACCGCCTTAACGATCTCCTCAAGGTACTCCAACCGGTTCCAGTGGCATATCGCCACGCCTCGCTTAGTCTCGCTCATGACAGCACCTTCTTGATCACGGTGTTGAGGTTCTTCCGGTATACAGTCGGATCTGCTGATGCCTGGGCCGTGGCAAACCCGTTAGTCACTATCTTGGTGAACAGGTCCGGGTCCTGCACCAACCTATCCACACACTCGGCTCCCTTCTGGGCCTTCCCGACCGGGTAGAGGAGGCAGTTCTCACCGTTCTTCAGGAACTCAGCCCCGGTGTCCGTGGTAACCACCGCGCAGCCTGCACTCATGGCCTCCAGGGACATACGCCCCAGACCCTCAGAGTGGCTAGCACCAAGCCATACGTCTAGCTGCTTGAAGGCGTGAGCCATATCTGACCTACTGAGGCTCCGGCAATACTGCATGTGCTCCGGCAAGCCAACCCTCGATTCCCCGAAACCTACCGCCTGGAACTTCTCCTTGTGCTTCCGCTTCAACCCGTCGATTACGTTCATAGCCTGCGGCGAACCCTTGAGCGGGTGAGGGTGTACCAGCGTTCCGAGGGTGAAGCCTACCTTGGAATTCCCATACGTCCGGTTGGAGGGCGTCATGGCGAACAGATCGTGCCCGTAGTGGTACCAGCCCGCTACCGTGACCTGATTGTCGGCCCACTCCGTGTGCTCCCACCCTTCCTGCTGGGTCATGCAGGCTTCCTTGAGCCAGGACGTGCTCGTCATGATGTGGTCCCAGGGCAGATTCAGGTTCCCCGCCTCGACGGCGAGGAAGCGGGCATTGTGACTCAGCTTCAGCATGACGTACTTAGCAGTCGTGTTCGACTCCATGAGCTTCTCGGCGAAGGGGTTGTCGGAATTGATTATCGCCAGCTCCACATACTCAGGGATAACAAGGTCCCCAGCACGCATCTTCAGACCCCTAGCAGCCGTCATGACCTCAGGGTTCCAGTCTGTGTAGATCATCGCCATGTTCGTATCGTGGCCCAGGAGCTTAATCTGCTGAGCCGTGGCGGCGATGGTGGTAGGCCCACCGTGCTTACGCATGTGGGGAGTAATCACCTCTATCCGCCGACCGAGTGTCTTGGGAGGATAAACAAAGTCGATGAGCTTGGCGATCTGGAGCTTCCGATTGATGGCGTTCCCGATGAGGGGCTCCCGAGAGCATTCCATGTAGGACAGGGTTTCGACAGCATCAGCCGCATCCTGGGGGTCCTCAAGTACATGCACTCGACCGTGCCAGAAGTCTTCGTACTCGTGGATGCCCTTGTTGTTTCGACAGACCACCCGGCAGCCAGAGGCGAGAGCCTCCAGAGCGGGGAGGCCGTAGGAGTGGATCTCAGCGGGGTCTACCAGTACATCCACCTCAGTGCCCAGGAGGTCAGCCATACGTGCGGGAGAGAGGCTCCCAAGGCACGTCACGCCCCTCTGCTCGATCGTCTGAGGCCCAATAACCAGTACCCGCAGGTTGGGGTTCTTAGCGGGATCCAGCGCCGAAATGAACTCTTCCGCCCAGTTCTTCCCCTTGAACTGGTAGTGCTCGTTGTAGAGTACCGCCACCGTGAACCGCTCATCTCCAAGCTCTCGATCCCGTGGGTGGTAGAGATCGAAGTTGATGCCCGGAGTGACGACCGTCTGGACATCGTGGCCGTCGTCACGAAGCTGGTCGGCCACCCAATTAGAGGCCACGATATTGGGGAGCCGGCTGTAGGACTCGTTGATAGCGTCCGTCAAATCCTTGCGACCCACGCTCTCAGCGAGGGCCACATCGTAGGACTGGACAAAGTTGCAGCCCTGGATGCCCTTCAGGCGCTGATCTAGGCTCCAGACGACCGGGGTCATCTCGGTCACAGCCGCGAAGACGGTCCCAGTCATGAAGACCCTACCCCCGAAGTTGGTAGAGAACTCCTCGTGGCTCTTGAACAGGACGGGTGCCGTTCGCAGGTTACCAACCACCGGCATCGGGGGCGGGTTCTCCTCATCGAAGGATTCCAGCACCACGCAGACCTTGGCGTTGTAACCGTCTTCAATCAACTGGTTAACGATGTCGGCGATAAAGATCATCCCGCCACACGGTGCGGCTGACTTGACCACGAAGGCAATGTTGCCCTTGTAGTCCCGCTTGAAAGCCTCACGAGGCAGATCGTTACGAAGGTGAGCCACAGACCCACCAGAGTCATGTCCCTTCACCCACTCGCGGAAGTCGGGGTGTAGTTTGTTGAATCGCTCGCTCCCGCTACGCCGGAGGCCCATGTGCTCCGCAACGTCAAGCTGTGAGAAGCTGGCTCCACGCTCGTGGAAGACGTAGGCATTGTCGGCGATGACCGCCTTATTGTTCATGATTACGCCGTCCGCGTCCTTTTGCTTGATAGCCTTGAACCAGAAGTCCGTCTCCTCTCCGTAGGAGACATACGCCTCATCCAACGGGCCAACGGCGTCCCAGGTCTTGCGGCGCACCATGAAACAGAAGCCCGTGGGCATGATCTCGTTGTAGGTGGTAGCGTTAGATGAGACAGACACAGCGTTAGCCATGTCCTTGTAGGAGGCCCCGGGGTACATAGCCACATTCACCAGGGCGGTGTTGTTCGTAGCCGGGTTCACGATCACGTTCTTGGGGTCGCTCTCCATAGCCACAAGCTGGCGGGTTAGCCAGCCCGGGGTGACGAGGGTATCGGAGTTGAGGATGCAGATGTAGCGAGCCGAACCAGCCGCCACGCCACGGTTAACGGTGGGGGCGAACCCACGGTTCCGCTTGTTGGTGAGGTGCTTGAACCCGCTAGTGACCCGTCCACCTAGTTCATCTAGGTAAACGGAGATCTCGGGATCGGTGGAGGCGTCGTCTACGAAGATCAGATTGTAGTCCCACTGGGTGTGCTTGATGATACTCTCGACACAGGGCTTTAGGACGTGGAGCCCGCCGTAGACGGGGATCACAATGTCCACTTCACCCTGCATCCGGCTGATGGCGTCAAAGTTGTCGGCGCGGACAGGGGCAGCTTCCAAGGGCTGATTGGCCGCGATGGCCTCGATCATCTCTGAGGTAGGGGCGATCTCTTCTCGCTTACTGAGGAGCTGCCGCTGAAAGTCGGCATTATTCTCTTCGGAGGGTAGCGTCCAGATTCCGTCTCGATCAAAGGGCATAGCTTACCTCGGTTCCAACGGCTTAGTGCCTAGGATGTGGTTCATGATGAACTGGTTACGGAACTCCGGTCCCTGGGTCTGGGGAACCTCAATGGCGGGAACCTGCCAGCGGTGGAGGTAGCCCACCATGATCGCGTCGATCATGCTCTGCCAAGCCTGCTTGTCCTGGCGAACGCCATCAGACTCAACGTCGAAGTAGCCCCACGGGAAGTAGAAGATGTGGGAGTAGGTGGACAGCATCAGCGACCGTACCCTCTCTTCGAACTCAAGGTACTGCTCGTTCTCCAGTTCCGAACCACAGTATGCTAGGCAGTAGGCGTAATGATCAAGGATGGAGCGGTCCATGACGTAGGTGTACTCACGGTCCTGAGCCACCTTCGCCTCGAAGATCTGGGTCTGCAACTCCAGCTTCATGGGGGCAGTGAAGGTGTTCTGAACCGTCATCTCACTGAGTTCGCGCTCGTTGTAGATGATCCGGGAAACGCTGTTGAAGGTGGGGATGTCCAGCTCCTTAGCGATATGATCTCTTGAAGTAGTCTTACCAACGCCGCCTGCTCCGATGAGCGCGATCCTAGTACCCTGACGAATAGACATAGTGAATCCTCCCAATAGAAAGAAGGGGGGACGGCCTCCACCGCCCCCCTATACTAGAAGATCCGCCCGAGGAGGGGGATCGCCTGGAAGAAACGACGAACCGGGTTCGCACGCCACTTCAGAGTCGTCTCGGCGAGGTCAAGGCTACGGTAAGCAGCTTCACGATCGCCCATAGCCAACTGGATCTGGCTGAGAGTAAAGAGCAGACAAACTTCGTCCGGTCCACCCATCGAGCCGCCGCCCATCTGGCTCTGAGCCGTGAGGCCAGCCTGACAGGTACCGAGAATGAGGTTCGGAGCCGAAGAAGCCGGGAACTCATCGCGCTGATCACCGCTCACGACAAAGGTGTTGTTACCCGAGTTGGACTCGCTGGTGTTGTTGGTGGTGGATTCGGTAGGACCGCTGGGGCAGTTACCCTGGCAGTCGCCGTCAGCAATCGCAATGCCCGAGAAGGCCACCGCGACTGCACTGACGAGCAGCGTAGTGTAGAACTTGTTCATTGTGAGTCTCCCTGTCGAAAGTGTGTAGAGAACTTCTTGTCCTCTTCCTAATTATACCGTTTCGGGAGAGTCCATGGAAATGTTTTACGGTCTACCCGGCCCGATGCCATTAGGCGGTCCAACCCACATACCGTAGATGCCCAGCCCGACAGCGATCACGCCGCCCACGATCATGACGCCTATGATGGACCCAATGATGATCTTGTATACAAGGATGCTCACGGACAGACCCTCCCATGGGTAACGAAGCTCTCGTAGGCCACGGGAACGATAGGCTTGATGAGCTTCTCGATCTCCTGGCTGTACTGGCGGATCTCCCACATGGCGTTATCGTCGCTACGGAGGGAGATGAAGTTGAGCAGAGCCCTGAAGTTGACAACCCAAGTAAACTGAGTGTACTGGTTCACGCCCAGGACCATACGGGCGACCTCCTTGGCAACACCCCGGTTCAGTAGATGCTGGTAGAGGTCCCAGCACTCACGAGCGACAACCTGCATATCCTGACGGATACCGTTGGCCTGCTCACAATCCATAGTCTCGAATGTATAGTTGCCCGGCTTACCGACCTGGGTACGAATCTGCGGCGCATCGGGGATATACACGTCAGCCGTCATTTCTGAATATCGCCCGGAATACTCGTTAAACGAGCCAATCCGATGCCGAAACCACTCCCTAGCTACGAAAATAGGGCATTTGACGTTGAATGTGAAGACAGGTCCCTCGAACGGTGTACCATGTCGCTCTCGCATGAGGAAGTTGACGAGTCCAGTCTCGTAGTCTCCCATCTCAGTTGACTCCTGGCCGAACGACTGACGGGCCATGTTGACGATCCGAAGGTCGTCTCCCATCCAATCATACAGTTCGACATAGCCCTTGTTGAAGACTTCGACCTTCTTAGGGGCCTTCGTCCGCAGGGACACCTCAACCTGAAGGGCCTGTATCTGTGATTCGAGAAGAGCTTCTCGACCGCTGCCGGGATAATCGCTGATCATTTTACTTCCTCCCTAGATAGTGCAAGCCTCGCCATCGCAGAACTTTTCCTCAATACGGTCTTCAGCATCGAGCACATCATAGCGTACCTTCTGGATCTTCGCGGCCATCTTCTCGAACCGCGCCTGTGTGATCTTCTCGTAGGGGGGTTGTTTGTAGACTTCATCGCCCCTTAACGGGAGGAAGCTAACTGCCTTCAATCGCGTCTCGTACATGGAGAGCGCTTTAGCGAGGTCTTTCTCCTCTTCCTGTGGCACCGTAACGGTTACGCTGACCTGATTATCGCTCCACTTAGCCTGCATAGCTGCCGCCAGTTCTAGCTGCTCCCAGATGGATACGTCATCCTTGCCACGATCGAAGTTAGCCTCGTGGACCGGGAAGTCGATGACGAGGGTCTGATCCTCCTGCACCGCCTTCTCCATCTCGTAGCCCGCGTCGCGCATAATCGGGACCAGGGGGCTGTTCTCCGCGATCCTAGCCCTACGGATGTAGTATTCGGAATGGGGGAAGTGGATCCCCGGCGTAACGCCCGGCAGCAAAGACACTGTGCCCGATGGCTTAACCGTGGTGATCTTCCGACTCCTGGGGATGCACAGCCAATCTGAGTAAACCACGTCCCAGTCCTTAACCGTGGCATAGCCATTGTCGCACCACCTAATGTGCTCTCGGAAGCCTACCTTGTTGATCTGCTCCACGATCCCACTCTGGGACAGGCCGATACGACGGTTCCGCATCATGACCGCGTTGGTACGACGGTCGTGAGTGGACACCAAAGTTACTGTTTTCGCGTAAAGATAAGCGTACTTCAGGGTCCGCTCGTACTCATCCAAGCTGTCATGCCGGCTCGGGAACGTCTCCACGAGGTTGCATAGCTCGTAGGACTCAAGGCTCTGCTCCCCACACGGGTTACAGCCCTTCACGCGGCGATCAGAGTAGTTGCGCTTGTCGCCCATCCGGCCGTAGGCTCTAGCGTTCTCCAGCCAGAAGATCCCCGGCTCACCGTTCACCTTAGCTCTGTCAGCGATATTGGTGTAGTCCATGCCCACCTCACCAAAGATGCTGTTGTTGGATGCCCACCGGGCCTTGCGGGGATCGTCAATGAACTCCTGCTGCTTCAGGTCAAGGAACACCTCGTCATCCGGGCTACCGAACGCGATCTCAGCCGTGCGACGGATGCCGCCAGCCACTACAGCAGCCCCGGCGAAGTTCATGATGTCCACGATGGACTCCACGCCGATAGGCTCGTCCATCTCTACGTGATCCTTACAGAGCTGGATAGTGCGCTCAATGAGCTTCTTTAGGGGCTCGTGACCCGGGGCCAAACCACCAAATCCCTTGATCGGTGTGCCTTCTTCGCGGATCTCACTGTAGTCGAACTGGATAGGGAGAGTGTCTCTACCCGAGTAGGCGTCAAGCACCCGCTTGAACGTCTCGACCCAGCCCTCCCGGCTATCCGGCACCACGAGAGTCTCATTGGAAACCCGTGGCTGCTTGAGGAACACGTCCAGCTTGGCACCGTCACAATCGAAGCCCACGCCCACGCCCAGCAGGGACATATCCATGAGCCATGTGAACGGAGCAGCAAAGTCCTGGTTCATCTCATCGGTCGAGATGAACCCGCAGTTGTTGAGGCAGGCACCGCCGCGCTCCCACATGAACTGTGTGCCCATGCTCCACAAACCACGCCCCGGAGGGAGGAACTTCATTTCAAAGATCAGCCGGTACATCTCCTGGGCTGATCTCTGAGCACGCCGCTCGTTCCACGGCAGAGCCGAGTCGATGCAATGCGTCTTCTGTACTAGGAAGCAACCCTCGACTACCCGCTGGATAGTCTGCCACCACTCCTCGGTACGATTACCAGTGGTAGGGCGGGCATAAGTGCGCTTGTAGGAGAAGTAGCCCAAAGGTCCCCACTGGACCGTCTTACGCTTGTACTTCTTCAGGAAGTTGTCTGTGAGCCTGAACTCAATGTCCCCGTTGTTCATCTCTTAGCTCCTGTCTTACCGGACTGATATTCGGGCCTAGCAAGTTTCTGCCAAGCACTGTTGAATTGTTCTTGGTCTACCCTGCCCTTGAAAGTAGACTCTAGCTGCCCCCACAAATAGTCCTTGTCCTCAACGCTCCGAGGATACTCCACCTCTATATGATCCTGCCAATGCTCTCGTAGCTTAATGTTAGCGTATTTAATGTGCCTGGACATAATTTTGTAGTTCAGCTTCGTATCACGCCTAAAGGAGCTACGCCTATGGTCGCTCATGATGCTGGTGCGCTCATCGCGCTTGGTGATGATCACTGAGTGAAACTCCATGTCCTGTATATCAGGGTGAGTCCAAGGCGGCTTCTCGCCCTTAGTCCACGGGTGCTTTATCACTTCCGGGAAACCACGCAGTAGAGCATTAGGAGATCCTCTCCGCCCGTATTTGCCGGTGCTGCGGGTTTCTTCCCTTGCCCATTCAATGCCGCCATGAGTTTTATGCGTACTTTTTTGAATTTTATGGTGGAATCCCCGCTTGAACCCGGTGTAATAGCCCAGCTCGTGATAGAGTTGAATCAGGAACGTGGTCCCAGATCTAGGCACCCCCGTAATCATAATCTCCGTGTTAGAGATACCGGTCATATCTCGTATTCTTTCTGCGGCCAGTCCCATAGAGGTAGGGCGTCTCGGAGCTTCTTGATGCCGTTAGTAAGGCACTTTTCCGTCATGTGGTACGGCTCATCTCGGATAATCACGTACATGTCCATCGGTAACTCTTTCGGCATGAACCTCCCACATCCCCCACAACGCTTTGGCTTTACGTTGATAATCATCGAAGCCTTCTCTGAGTCCTCACCGTCCTGCTGTGCTAGCCAAGCCTGTAGGGACTCCAGATTATACACTAGAAGTAGCTCGGAGTCACAATCTCGAACTCAGCCTTCCGCTGAAGCTCAAAAATATCGATAGCTCCCCCATAAGTCATCCCGGATCGGAGCCCTCCCAGTAGGTTGTCCATCAGCTCCTGAGCGGTATACTCCAATTCAACTTCCTTCGATTCCCCCTCGGGGACCGTTCCCACCTTAACACCGCCATAGTAGTCCTGCTGGAACTCCTCGCTCGCTTGTCCACGGAACGTGCCCTTGCCAGCGGCCTCATACGTCTTAGCGAACAGACCTCCGATCATGACCGAGGACGCCCCAGCAGCCAACGCCAAAATCACTTCGCGCGACCCCTTAATACCGCCGTCAGCGATGATGGGAACCTGTAGATCCTGCCCCACTTCAGCACACTCAAGCACCGCAGAGAACTGGGCTCTCCCGAACGCTGTGACGTTACGGGTGGTGCAGGCGGAACCCGGCCCGATGCCCACCTTAACGGCGTCAGCCCCAGCATTGGCAAGGTCATGGACCGCACGGCCTGTGCAGACGTTCCCAGCGATCACGTCCGTATGAGGGAAGTACGTCTTGATGGTCTGAATGGTATCGAACACCACCTTGGAGTGCCCGTGAGCAATGTCCACGCACACGCCCATAGGTTTGAAGCCGACCTCTTTCCAGAAGTTCAGGGTCTTCTCCGTGCCTTTAACACCAATGGAGACCACAGCCTCACCCTGAAACAAATTGACCATCTCCGAATAAGAGGCCATGTTCTGCTGGGTAACAAAGCGATGGAAGATAGGGACTGAGCCGTTATCCACCAGCACCTGAGCCAGCTCCGGCCCGATCACCGTATCCATGTTCGCCGCCACGATGGGGTTCTCCATGAGAATGTTCTTGCTGAGCTTGGTATGCGTGGTCGGATTCGCGCGAGACTCGATGTTGTTACACTTCGGAATCAAGCACACGTCGTCATAGGAAAGTCCGGTTTTCATGCTATTATCCCAGGTACTTTAGCGTGCCTACGCAGACCCGCTCGTCCTCAAGGTCGAAGCTCTTGTTGTACATGATAGCATCTTCTCCCTTGTAATGAACGGCTGACTGGAATTCGAAAGGTAGATTCGCGGCGATCCACGCCCCGCACTGGTCACATTGGTAGATGTTCATTTCGTAAACTCCTTTATCCACGCCTTAGTAGCCCCTGTCGGGAACTCATAGCCCAAATTAGCTAGAATACGCACCACGTCCTCAAGCTTCACGAACTCAGGGTTAGCCCCCATGACATACGTTGATTGATCGTTGAGCATAAAGAAGTGGACCTCGCTCTTGCACTGGTCGGACATCCACACTTCAAAGTCTATCTTACGCATCGTATCTCCAATCACCCCAGAGAATGTTGATCAACTGGCGCTTGCCATTGGGATGGATCAGACAGTGTGTGTTCATCCAGCTACTCGGCCCGGAGGTGTACTCCAGCTTCAATCGGGTGCTGGTACCTACGGCGTAGGCCCCCTTCTCGATACCAGGGGTGTGAGTGTGACCCGTGACTGTCTTGCAGCCCATCTTGGCGAATGCCTTGATGCTACCTTTCGAGCCATTAGATCCACGGTCACCGTGGTACCCCAGGTAGATGTCCTTCACGATGAAGGGGTAATCGTCCTCAAGGTAGATGACATTGGCCTTACAGTTCTGCTTCATCCACCATGTGAACGGATGGAACCCACGGTTCAGCTCGATGGCGGCAATCCACGCAGCCCACATCTCGTGATAGATCCGGGCGTTCCACAGCTCCATCTTCCAATCCACCTCTTCCAGCCACTTCTTGATATGGTCGTGGTGGTTGGAGGGCACGATTACGCTCTGAGAGAAGTCGGGCGTAGAGCCCTCAACGAACCGCGCTGTATCCTCCAGCTCCTCCCTCAGCTTGTCCGTACCGGCCATGTGCTTACCCAGCCGGATAGACGGGGTTTGCCGGTGATGGTGGCTGATCGAGTAGGAGTCGATCACGTCATGCCGCACGATGTACTTGGGGCGACAGGTCTGCACGATGGAGTCGTTCCCTACGAAGGTCGCGTTATACACGTCCTCGCAGTTCGTTATGACGTGCTCATCACCCAGGACGATGGCCTCACAGCCCTTGGACTGCTTGACGCCACGGCTGGTGATGTGCTTGTCTACGTCATAGAACTCGCTCTTGGAGTCGCCCACGAGGCTACGGAGATGGAACACCCCCTCCTCTTTATCTATTTCAACTATCACCGCTCCGAGGCTATGATGAAAGTCGCCCTTCTTACCAGCACCGGAGGGCTTGTAGTTCTTCTGGGTCACGGCCCCAGTCGTATGAAGGATCTTCGGGAGCCGGTTCTGCGGGGTGGCTACCGTCTTCATCTGAATCTGCGGGTGCCCCAGGATGGCGCTATCGCTCTGTGTGAGGGAGTCGAACCCTGTGAGGGGGTTGACCGCCGTGAGGCTCAGAAAGGAGTCTCCTACGACACGGAGGCCCTCGACCAGAGTGATGTCCTGATTCATCAGGTACGGCTCAATCTCGGGTGCCCACCAGAAGTCATCGGGCACATTAACACGACGAGGGAACACGATGGGCAGAACCATGATCTGCGCCTTCTTGTACTTCGCGTACTGCTTGAGCCCGGCCCAGAAAATCTTGTCCACGCCCGTGTTGTTTTGGGCGCACATGATGATGTAGGTATCGGCCTCCAGCAGCTTAGCCAGCTCTTCCTCAGTGCGCTTGAACTCCTTCGTCTCTTCGTACTCTATCTTACCTCGCGACCACTTGCTACAGCTACGGCACTTGACACGGTGATAGATCTCACCGTCCTTCTCACGGGTGCCGCGCTTCTCAACGTCGCTTGATCTACAGAATTCACACAGAAGAGTCATCGTTATCCTCAGTCGTCCCCAGGGTTTTGTACCATGCGATGAACTCGTTAAAGTCCATCATGATCACGGCCTTGTCAGGGCCAGAGCCATGCGGGCTCCAGACGACAGCCGCGATCGTATCGTCATAAGCGTTAGCGTGCGCCTGCCTAAGCTCAGCTAGGCTGGGCGTCTTGCGGGTCTTCTTGGCCTCAATGCTCACCGGGAAGGCAGCTCGGGCCTTGGGGCTCATGGGGATGTCTACTCCTCCTGAGCCCATAGAGCAGGAGTCCACGTCACCCTCACCCAGATCAAACTCTTCAAGAATCCGATCACGGATATGGTTCTGGAACTTCCTGCCCTTACCCTTAGCGCTGCTGGTCTTTATCGTCATCGTCTATCTCAGGTAGTCGCTTGAACCACCAATTAACGAACGCCATAGAGTCGATGCACATGAAGAGGAAACCCCATGCCCAGATGCTCGTCAACCCTAGTGCGACACCCAGGCCCACCCAGATGATCTCACCTACGAATCTGAACGCCCAGCCCCAGATGCTCTGGGACGCCAGGAACAGCATCCCAATGAAGATGAAGGCATAGCCGATATGGCCTATGAAGTCTAGGTCGGTCATTTCTTCCTCCGGAACGTGTAGCCGACGAATCCAATGACCGCCGCCACAACAAGGGGGATGACTATCTGCAACCAGATGGGGTCGCTTACCTGTTCAATGATGATACGCTGTTCGGGTCTCATGTGAAGATAACCTGTTCTTGTTCTTCAGTGTAGTCGGTGACGGTTTCCCAGTCAGTGAAGATCTGATCGGCGAAGCCCACCTTGACAGCCTGCTCTGCGGTGAAGTACACCTCCTCTGTCTCGTGCATACTCTGTACCAGCCACTCCCGGATGCGCTTCTTCGACCACGAGTTGCACTTGCCCCCCGGGGTGCCCTTGAGGCGTTCCACGTAGATGTCAAGCATCTCGTGTTCGGTGCGCTGCTCGAAATTCCAAGCTGACTTGCACTGTTTCCACGTCCCCTCATCACCCCAGGTGCCCATGTGGATCATGAACGTGGAGTGAGGCATCATGACCCGCTTGTTAGCGGCACACATGATGATCGAGGACATCGACCGTGCGTGAGTGTAGTTCACGATAGTGACGGGGTTCGGCGCTGCGATGATAGCATCATAGATCGCCATGCCCTCGTTCCAGTCGCCGCCGTTCGTCTTCATCGAAATGATGATCGGCCGCTCACTGTCAATAGCGGTCAGCGTGTCCAGATTACGGATGAAGCGGTTCGCCATGCGGTACTCGACCCCAGGCTCAATGTTGCATTCATCAGGGTTCTCTTCGACACCCTGAAGGTAGATCACGAAATGATCCATGTCGTAGCCGTACTCTTGAATGTCATGAGCGCGGTTCCGTATCGCCGTCTTAGCGTCTTCGATCTTCTCAGTTGACATTCGTAATTCCCTTTCGTTTGACGACGTGGATCCGGTTCGGAACCAATCCCTTAAGTGTTTCTTCGTTGCTGATGAGAAGGACCGTATCTTGCCCATTTTCAACCTCCGAGGTCAGGTACTCAACCACAGCTTCACCGTTGCGCTCGTCTAGCTCCGTGAAAGGCTCGTCCAGAATGACAATGCTAGATGAGTGAGCAGAAGCTGACTTTGCCAGATCGCTGAGAGCCAAGCCGACAGCGAAGGACACCATCTGCTGTTCGCCCCCAGATAGAGAATCAAATCCGTCCCCGCCGGTTGTAGAGGTAACTTTGACATTGAACTCCTCCTTAGCCTCGCCAGTAGACAGACGCTTGACAGTGGTGAACTCACAGGTAATCTGCTCGTTCTTCAACCTACCCAGGTGGTAGGCGACACGGGCATCGAGGAACGGGCAGGCTTCCTCAAACAACTTGAGCTTCAACTCCTTGCTGTATACGTCACGCCAGTAGACCAGATGATCCAGCTCTTCTTTGAGGTTGGTGTAGTGCTCGTAGGCCGCGAACTCCGCGTCCGCCGCCTCGCCATGCTGCTCATTAGCTCGACCGTGCAGCGCTATATGAGGGTTGGTCTCATCTTCGTAAAGCTCCAGCTTGGTCTGCTTAGCGGCGAGCGATGCCTCCACCTTAGCGTCCAGCGCGGCCTTGTTTCCCTCGTACTGATTGACCCTAACGAGTTGATCGCGCTTACTCTCCAGATCCATCTGAAGGTCATGGATCTTTCGGGTAGCCGAGCCGTGCTCTGCGTTGTAGAAGACTTGAACTTTCGTGCATTCCTCGACGTTCACTTGGCACTCGTCCATCAACTTCTGCTGCTGCTTAACCCTACTCGCCACCGCATCTACCGTAGTGCTATCGAAGTCCCTGAGGCATACGGGGCACTTAGAGTCCGTATCCATGGAATCCAGCTCATTAGAAAGGAAGTTCAGTCGGTGCGACCACTGGGAACCAACCGACGAAGTAGCCTGTATCTTCTTCCAGTGTTCTGTCTGTATATCGCTAGCCAGCACGATGTTGGTGCCGATTTCCTCGATCACGCTCATCAGGTACTCAACGCTGGTCTGCTCGGTCTGCTCCTTGACGATAGCGAGAGAGGCGTATGCGGCATCGAAGGAAGCGGTGCCAGCTTTGATGTCCGTCTTAACCTGCTCGATCTTAGCAAGGCGCTCAGACTCGTACTCCGTACCGTCTACAATGGTACGACTAATGGCCGCATCGAACTGCTCGGTGATAGTCCGTGCAGTCGTGTACGCTTGATCAGCCTCAGCCACAGTGGGCTTCAGCGCCTTGTACTGCTTGTCCGTGTAGGCAGCCCAGGCGTCCACCTCTTCCATGGGGAGGATCTGCTCCAACACCGCCTTCTGATCCTTGGGGGTCAGCGCCGGGTAGTGAACCGTGCGACCCTGACCGAAGAAGCTGGTCTGGATAAACGTCTTGAAGTCGATGCCCAGGAGCTTGTCAATCATCACCTGAGTGTCCTTGGCCGTATGAGCCGACACGTCCGCATTATCAACCCAGAGCGTCAGCTTAGCCGGCCGCTCACGGCGGATAGTGTACTTCTTGCCGTCGATCCCCTTGAAGACGATCTGACCGAAGCACTTCCGCTTGCCATGTCGGTTCAGGACAGCACCAGCCTTGAGCCCACCGGCAGTCTCACCGTAGAGGGTCCAGAGGATAGCCTTGTTGCCTAGACTGGACTTGCCCGCTCCATTGGAGGAGCCCTCGTCCTCAGAGTACCCAGTGACCAGGGTCAGCCCCAATCCATCTAGGCTAATGGACACGTCTCCAAGGGAGAAGAGATTCTTAGCGTGAATTGACAGGAGCTTCATATCTTTCCTCTCTCACTTCCAAGCCGACTTCCTTGCGGCGCTCAGGCATCTCAGAATTCATGAACTCAGCCAGCAGATGCTCGGTCGTGAGCGTCTCGCCCTTCTTGAACTTAGCAGTCTCTTTCAGGGTCGTCTTGATCTCAGGGAACTCCACGGTCAGGGCACCAAATTCGATCAGGTCAGCCCGGATCTCAGCTTGCTCCTTCAGCGTGACAGGGGTAGTGTACCGGATGTACTGACCTTCCACGTTGCCAATGGGCATCTCGTAGTCGTAGTTCCAGAAGCCCGGATGGGAGGACTGGTGCTTCTGAGCCATCTCACCAGTCTCGTCATCCCAGATGATCCAGCCCTTGCTTTGATCAACGTCACCCCAGTTGAGAGGGGTCAGGTTGCCAACCACCGTGAGGTTAGGAGTGACAGCTCGGTGGAAGTGATAGTGGCCTGTGAAGGCACGGCAGTTATCAGGGATCATGCTGGCTTCCAGGCGCTCATCCAGCACGTAGCCTGAAGAGAGGGGGACGCCAGAAACTCCCTGATGAAGCATGAGCATCTTGCTCTGTCCATCCTCCCCAGCGTCCCCCAGGAACCTCTTCAGAGTCTCCTCGTTCGTCGTGTAGGGCAAAGCGAGGACCCTAAGGCCCCGGTCTTCCCATGAACCCAAGATCTCCCCTTCAGGGAGGAATGAGAGCCCGTGGAGCCTACCCTCGCGGTCCTCCATGTCGTGATTGCCCGGGATGGCCCGGATCCTGATGTCACCGTTCCGCAGCTTATTGAACATAGCGGCAGCCACACTAAGCGCCTGCGTGGGGATGGAGCCATGACGGTGGAAAAGGTCCCCACAGAAGTAGGCATACTTGCAGCCCGACTCAATAGCATCCTCGATCATCTCGTCCGCGGCGGCAGCCTGCATGGCGAGACGGCTGTTCATGCCGTCCTCGCCAATGGTAGCCCCGTAGGTCCACGGATGGAAGTGGATGTCCGAGAATATGAGCCTCTTACTCATCGTCTTCCTTGTCCTCGCCGGTACCCTTGAACGTAGGTCCCTTGTCTTCCTTCTCTTCGAAGGGGTCAACCTCGGCCTCTTCATCCTCACGGAAACGACGGTTGTCGAGGTAGATCAGGAGATCCTCTGCGACGTAGAGAGGCCAGACAGCCATAACGCGGAAGTAGTGGATGATCTGCTGCATCACCGTGAACATTGAATTCACAGTGTCCATGCCAGTAAAATCAAACTGGAAGGTATTGTGCTCCAGCCGCACCCAAATCATGCCAACGATGGCGTATAGCATCAATCCGAACTGCATTTCTTCGCTCATGAGTCACCTCCCCAGGGCTGAAGATAGCCCTCTTTGACGCACCACTTACGCCATTTGTTATAGACCTCATCGTAACTCGTTTCCTCCACCCACTTGCGGAAGTCAGTTTGTTTGAACTGTAGCTCGTGCGGGGTGCCCGGGAGGATGGTTACCACCTGTGCTCCAGCGGGACGCGCAGCGAACCCAGTGGAGATCATCGCCAGCTTTAGGCTCTCGTATCGGTCGAAGCCAAGGTCATTCGTCAGGTCCAGGGTCATATCCGGAGCCGTAAGATGCCCACCCTTGAGCTTCTCGATGAACACCTTGATCTTCTGGCCGAGGCGCTCACCAGTGGTCTTGTTCTTAATCGCCGAGATAGCGGTGAATTCCACACGAACCGTGGAGTAGAACTTGATGCCCATGCCACCGCCGGAGTCGGTCTTCTTGCCGAAGGCTCCGATCTTGGCGATAGCGTGATTGATAAAGATGATCGTAGGCTTACAGGTTAGCTGGGACAAGATGGGGTTGACCTTCTTGAGCCCACGCTTGATCTGCTTGGCCTCGAACCCAGGGCGGTCTGAGGCGTCGATGTCACCCTGCGCGTCAGCGATGGTGGGGACACCAGTAACGGAGTCCACGATGACTAATACGGGGAAGTCTGCCCCGTCCAGGGTGCCCTTCTTGGACTTCTTCTTAGTCTCCACGTCGATGTCACCGAAGTAGTGGATCATGACCTTGAAGATCTCTTCGATGGTATCCGCCTCGTGCTTGAAGATGTCCTCCGGGACACAGCCCAGTTCACGGGCTCGTTTCGGATCAAAGGACTTTTCAGTGTCAATGAAGATCACCAGTCCACCACGCTTCTGCCATTCAGCAGCAGCTTGGAGGGCGGCGGTCGTCTTGCCACACATTTGCTTTCCGAAGAACTCGATGACCTTAGAGGCAGGTAGTCCAGCCTTGGCACCGAGATACAGGTCCAATTCTGCGATTCCGGTACTGATTCCGTAGGGGGCCACAGAGCCCATAGAAAGATCGTCGCCCGCAAATACGGTCAGCGCGTCGTTCTTCTTAGTTAGATCAAACAGTTTCTTGAATTTCTCGTCCATGTGGTGCTCCGTGTAGGGGGGAAGAAAGGAGCCCCCGGCAGTAGTTTGGGCTACCACCGGGGGCTCAGGGTTACTCCTTCGGGGGCTCGGGCACCGCAGGCGGCTGCGGTACAGCCGGTGCCTCAGGGGCGGCAACCGGGACCGCAACCGGAGCCACTGGGGCAACGGCTACAGGTGCCACGGGCGCAGCGACCGGGGGAGTAACAGCCACGGGGGCAGACACGGGTGCCACCGGAGCAACAGCCGCAACCGGAGCAACCGGGGCGACAGGAGCGACCGCAGCGACCGGCGCAACCGGGGCCGGAGCAGCGCTCGCGGTCGGAAGCGCAGGATGCGCGGTCTGGGCCGTACCAGCGCCCGGGAAGGCACCGCCGACGTTGATGGTCGAGGCTACTTCAGCCAGCTTCTCAGCGGGCGGAAGGGAGTACACCTCGTCCAAATTGATCAGCTCAAGGCTGTTCGGATCGACTCCATGGGCAGTACAGTCAGCGAAGAAGTCCGTGCGGCCTGCGCCGTGCGGGTTCACTTCGTACTTGGTGTCGAGCCCCTGGCCCGTCCGCTTGATGATCAGGTTCACGCCCGCAGCCGGGTTCGTGATGTCTGCCCAGCCAGCGCCGGGGTCTTGATCAAGGGAGATCACCTGACGGTGAACCATGACGCCAGCCTCAAGAACGTACACTTTGCCAAACTCGGGAGTCTCGCCCTTCTTGTTGGCAGGACCCGAATGGACGATCACGTTGTAGAGATACTGGGTGCGGGGACGAAGGTTCTCACGAGCGAACTTCATCTTCATCTCGTCCCTGCTGTCCATCAGCTCCTGGCCCTTTTCACAGATAGCGCAGGGTAGGTTGGCCTCAGCCGCCGGGCAGGCGAGGATCTCCGTGCGGTTACCCACACGGACGCGATGCTTCACGACCTGACGGAAGAACACGCCAGTCTCGTTGTACGGGGGGAGAATACGGACCATAGTGGATCCAGCGAAGAGGTACAGCATGGGCGCATCGTTGCCCCATTCCTGAGCCTTCTTGTCGAGTGCGTCACTCTCGCTAGTGATAGACGCTTCATTTCGTTCGTAGAACTGCATTTTGTTTATCCTTTATTTGATTTATAGGGCGTATGGCGCATTCTGCCTTGCTTGCCCTCTTCCTAATTATACCATTTCCTCCAATGTTCGCGCCAGCTATCCGGGCATTCTTTTCAATTCGGCTGTCTGCCTGTATGCCAGCGCGTTAAGCAAGTCAGCCTTTTTCAGAATGGACTTCCACCAGTTCGTAGCCTTGATGGCATCGGCGCGTAGAATGTGCATTTCGTTCAGCGCCTCCTGATAGAGAGGGTGAGCTGTAACCTGCTCCATGAGCTTGTTCTCGGTCATCTTAGTACCGGAAGCCTCAGCCTGCGAGCGCAGGGCTCCAGCCACCTGAGCCTGCACCAGCTTAGCGTGCTCCTCCTTGCGCTTGAGGTTAGCGTCCTGATCGCCGGCCACACTACCGTACCGAACGAGAAGCTGACCCATACGGCAGATCTCACTGTTCAGTTCAGTCTCAGACATGGCAAAGTCAGCCTGAAGATCGAAGTTCTCTTCGAAAGCCTTCCATACCCACTGACCGTCTACTTGAGTTAGTCTTTCAATCCACATCGGTTCCATCTAGTTCTCCTTCTGAAAGTGGACGTGCGGCGGCCCGCTCCAATACGGATGCAACGGACCCATCAGTTTTCGTGCATCAAACTCTGTGTAATCCATACTCTGAAGGCTCACCATAGCTGCTCTGAGCTGTAGATCGGCCATGTCGTGCGAGTCATTCCAGTCAGAGCACTCACGAAACCAGAAGGCGTCCTCCCGACCGGTGGGGACGACTACCTTTGAGATGCCGGATTGAATCGCCCTAGCACAACAGGCTGAGCAGATCATCCCTGAACAGTAGATCGTATGCCCTCTCACGGGCTCACCAGCGAGCAGGATAGCGTTCTCCTCAGAGTGGATCACGTTAGCCAGCTTGTACTCACGATCGGTGTAGAATTCCTCTGAATCGTCGGTACCCCTTGCGAATCCGTTGAAGCCCATGCTTACAACTCTTCGCAAGTCGTCCACGATAACTGCTCCGCACTTCGTTGACGGGTCTTTCGACCACATCGCAACGTGACGGGCTAGAGTCATAAATCGTACATCCCACTTGTCCATCTTTAATTCTCCCCAGAGGAAATATCGGTTTCATGCTGCCATCTCCGCATCGGTCCAGTTCTGGCCGACGCCACAGTCGATCTTAAAGGTAGCCCCGCCCAGCTCTTGGAACGGGGCCTCGGACACAATAGCCATAGCCTTCAGGAACCAGTCAACGTGAGTATCCTTAACCTCGTAGGCCACGGAGTCATGGACGGTGTTGACGAGGCACACGGTGTCCTCACCAATACCGTTGTCAGCCAGCATCTTGTCGATGGCAATGATCGTCCGGTTGGTGATGGACGCAGCCACAGACTGAATGAAGAAGTTGACTGCTTCGCGCTCAGCAGCCGCACGCTCGTAGTCGTTAGCCGAGGTCAGCACGGTACCGAAGTGACGCTCACGGCCGAACACGTTCGTTGCCGTGCCACCGCAGTTACGCACCAGATCCGGGGTGGTGTCGATAAAGTCACCTACGCCAGTAAAGCGGCCCTTCCACGCGGCCATGCCCGACTCCAGCATGGCCCAAGTGAAGGCACGCTCGTTTCCAGCGGCATCCTGCCACTTACCTGTTTTGACCAGTGCGTGTCCTTCCGACCCGTAAGCCAGACCGAAGTTGACTCGCTTGCCCACTTCAGTACGATTGAACTTACTGACCAGAGCTTCGGTGAGGTCCGGGTAGACAGTCTTGAGGAACTCGAATGCGGTTACCGCATGGAGGTCTCCATTCGGATCAGCCATGATCTTGAGCATCTCGATGTCGTTAGCTAGGATGGCAAGGATCCGCAGTTCAACCTGCGAGTAGTCACCATAGACGTACTTGGATCCTTCAGGCGCGAGGAACATATCTCGCATGACCAACTTCTCATCCTTAAGTCGCTGGGCGAAGGGAACGTAGGCGGCCTTGCCGTCCTTGTCCTTAGGTCCGTACATGACGATGCGCTCATCAATCTTGGGGATCTGATGGAAGAACCTGCAAGACAGACGCCCAGTTACGGGACCAGCGATCACCCATGAGTACCGAACCCGCCCGTCTTTATCGAGGTCGTTGCGGCAGTTCTCAATGTAGGTGCTGACCATCTTAGTCTTGTTGCGGTAGGTCATTAGATCCTGTGCGAACTTGGCCTGGGGCTGTTTACCTGATTCAACTATGTCAAGGAGCTTCTGCTTGTTGGTCGTGTAACCTGACGCGGCCTTGCGCTCCTCCAGATCAAGTGAGGAGACGCCCATAGCGAGGAACGCCTCAAGCACCTGAGGGTTGGAGCCGGGGTTGAAGTCGGGCTTGGAGATGGTACCGCGAAGGTGGGTTAGCAGCTTCTTCTGCTCAGCTTCGAACTGGTCGCCAAGGATCTCAAGCGCCTTAGAATGCACGCAAGCACCCCGGAACTCAGCCCGTGCGAGGCTGCGCTGAAGGGGCTCAGACTCCTCGATGTGGAACTTCCAGAGGTTAGGCTTGGCCTTGAGTCGTTGGACGTGGAGGCACGCCAGCCTGTAGGTTCCCAGAGCATCTGTAGCGCCATAGGGGTAGAGGATGTCGTTCGGCACCTTGTCGTAGGTGTTCTTGAGCTTCTTACCAGAGCCAGTGATCTTACGCTTCTCGGCCCCATAGTCACCCCAAGCAAACTCAAGGTCACAGAGGAACTCCAGATCAGACGGCGGGTTCTCATCCTGCTGGTGCTTCATCGTCCACGTATCGTAGAGGAACCCTTCAATCTCGATACCGTAGCCCCACCGCAGGATGTTAACGTCGTACTTGTGGTTGTGCGCGGCCTTGGAGATATGGGGGGTGAGGAACACGTCCCGCATGAACTGAGTCACCAGATCATCGTTCAGGGAGCCAAAGGACTCCTTGAGGTGGAACTGCTGCTCCTCAGGGGCATCGGGGTCATGCTCCATGATGGGGAGGACGGCACACTGGTCCGGGTTCCAACCCCAAGCAAACTGGTAGGAGATGACAGGGGACTTGCGGAAGCCCAGCCCACAGGACTCAGTATCCCAGCCCAGTAGAGTTGAACTGAGTATCTCTCCCTTGAGCCACTCCAGCTTCTCAGCCGTGTCGATGACGTGGTGGTCAGGATAGAAGTGGGGGGAGGGCTCCTTACCCGCGATCAGGTCCCGGGCGACAACATAGTCGTTGCCCACGCGGTTACGGAACTTGGGGTCAGGCCGGTAGTAGAAGGTACCGGGAGAGACAGAGGGGATGACCTTGAACTCAGGGCCATCGTCCCAGTCGGCGAACTGGGCTTCGAACACACGTCCGTGGATGGCGTTGAGGGAGCCATGCCCCAACAGGTTGAACGCACGCAGGGCAGGGGCACCTACCACCATGACCACCTGGGGCATGATAAGCTCGATCTCCTTGCGAAGATGCTCGTCCCGGCACTTCCCGATCTCACCCACGGTGGGCTTACGGCCACGTACAGCAGGGCGGCACTTAGTGATCTTGGTCAGCCACACCCGCTCAAGGTCGATCTTGGCTCGGTTCAGGAAGTCGATAACGGTATGGCCTGCGGTGTCGATCCAAACAGCATCCATCTTGTCGTCGTCAAGGCCCGGCTGGTCGCCAATGATCATCAGGTCGTACTGACCGGGGCCAAGCGCGGGCACTTGTCGGTCGGACTTCCGCTCATCCTCGTGGCTCTCCGCCACAACAGAAGCGGGCAGCCCGCTTATCTGAGGTGAGGAGCAGCCCATAGCGCCCAAGGGGCACTTGAAGTTGCCTTCACGACAACTCAGCGTGCTCATGTCCACGACGGGAATGAGAGGGGAATCAGGCATAGTTCTTGGGAGTCCAGCCAGAGCCACTGAGGGCGAACGTGCCACCCTTACTGATGTTGCGCTTCAGCTTACCCTCGCAAGGCTCACCGTTGCCACCCTTCTTGATGTGCTTCTCGTGCTCGCGCTCGGCTTCCGTGATGGGGTGAGAGATCTCAATCTCCCGGCCACACTCAGTGCATTCGTAGTCGTAGTTAGGCATGGTTACTTCACCATCAGCGGGTTTATGGATAGTACATAGATCATGACGGCGCTGCCCCCAAGGATCAGCACACAGGCTAGGCCCACGACGATCTTGGCTAGACGCTCACCCTTGTCCACGGGCTCAGGCTCGTCCATCATACGGCGAGCCTGATGAGCCTGCATTATCATCCGGAGCTTGTTAGAATGTTTCATGTCAGCCATTAGTCAGTCTCCCTGCAAGCGGACAACAGTGAGGGCATTCTATGTGATCTGAGCACTTGCACGGACAGCCGATATTTACGATAGGCGGCGGCGGAGCGATGATCTTCGTCTCATTCAGCTCCTTAACCAGCTCATCTAGGCTGAAGAAGATCCCAGTGGCAAACTGGTACATTACGTCCCAGCGCTCAGGCTCCTCTTCGAACACAATGTAGCCCAGCTTACCCTGACCCAGCATATAGCCAAGCTCAAGGTGGCAGGACTTACCGGCGGGTTGGAGGAGGACTCCAATGTCACAGCGGTCGATGTGGTACTTGTCGAACTCATAGATGTGAGTCGCCGCATACCCATCCAGCGCCTGCTCATAGCTGCGACCACGAGCCTTCTCGTAGTTGCGCCAGAAGTCGTCGGCCTCAGGACCGGGGCTGAACCAGCTATCAAACACTGTGATGCCAGTCATAACTTCGATCTTGTTCGCTACTGCGGGGGTCTTCTCATTTCGCAGAGAAGCCATCAGGTAGACCTCGCTCATCGCGTTACAATGCCGGTCTTCGTCTCGCCGGAATTCTCAGCCATGATCGAGAGGGAGGCGGCAATGCTCACCATGGCGTTAACCCCGCTCACGATCGCCTTGTAGAAGTCAGTCTCCGTGGGGATTGCCGTAAGAATCGGGTCCGTGGTTCCGGGCTGGTTGACGGCACCGTCTCTCGCGTTATCAGATTGAAGCATAGTGTGATCCTCCTCTTCCTAATTATACCGTTTCCGGCGGGTTCTTGGCAATATCATTCTTCAGTTCACAGCAATCGCGCATAGTCTGGCACTCACTCCTCAGGTCAAGGTAGTAGTCTCCATCGTCCGCGACCATCTTCACCTCTTCCAGCTTCTCAGCTACCCAGTCAGTAGGGTAGTCATCAGGCTGGCCGAGGATGCACCAGTAGGCACACTTGACGCCACGCTCGGTCAGCTTCTTGAGTGCTCGGTCAGCTCCCATCTCAGCGTTCTCATCCCAGAGAATTGAGACTCGTCGGATTCCTGATTCGGCGATGAGGTCTGCTTGCACATTAGAAATGTTCGATCCGAATGTGGTTGAACAGTGCATTCGATTTCGATAAGCAAGGGAGACGAAGGTGTTTTCAACCAGAGCAAGATCTTCCCAGTCGCGGGACTCTTGCCATCCAAGGATATAATTGCCGGTCTTTGCTCCGGGGTAGTAGAGATACTTTGGTGTAGCGTCAAAGTATTCAAAGCCAGGAAGAACACGGCTATTGTAATTAACCAAAACACCGCTAACGTCTCGAATCGGAACATAGATTCTCTCCTCATCACAGGTAATACCCCGGCTTCGCAGGTAGTTCAGCCCCTCTATGTGGTAGGTCATCGGCCCAGCGAACGTATTCCACAGCAGCGGCCTGCCCGGTAGTTTCTCGGGTCGTACCTCACCGCGTACCTCAGGGGCCTCCCACTCACCGCCTTGATCGGGAGCGAACCCAACTAGCTCGATGAGATCCTTGAGAAACACTTTCTCATGCCACTCACAGGATGCGCTATGGCATACGCCCACACCCTTCCGCACGTTGAAGTAGAGCTTCTTGCTCCCACACATGGGACAGTTAGTTTGAACTTCATCCTCGTGAGGCTGGTTATTGACCCCGAGGGATCGGTGGAACCAGTCAAGAGTTGCGCCTGCACTATACTTGATCATTGGATCTCCACAGGAGGACAAGGGGTCAAGCCGGTGCGGTGGCAGTTGTGACACTCCGTGTCGGCGACAGGGCCTAGCTGGAGGCCAGAGCCATTACAGTCGGCGCATATCACTGACCAGTCTGTGCCTATCATTTGAACTCCCTGTACGGGCATTCAGTCAGCCTCGTATCATGGCAACGGGCGCACATCTGATGCCACCCTCGACATTTCTTGCAGATCGCATCCCTCGGTATTTGGTGGGTGTTGTAGTGCATTTGGGTTGAGCTTCCGATTGCGTATGTCTTCTCCATCATCCGGGGATTATGAGTGTGTCCAGTAAAGGTCTTCATAGTTCACCCATGGGACAAGGCTCTACGTTGGTGCCCAGGCAGTGCTCACAGTTCTGACTTATAGACTTCTTTGTGTTTATCTTCATAGAGTAATTCTTCCCTGTGGTTGTACAGCGAGTACAGAACACCCTGCGCCTGATCGAGCGAGGGAAGTCAAGAGTAGTCCAGAGCGGGTTGCTGCTCATAGCTCACTCATCGGGCACGGGGTAAAAGTCGTACCCATGCAGTTCTCGCAGCCATTG